CGCATCTGTAATCTGTTTTATACGTTGTTGACTTTGCATAGCCATTGGATTTTGTTGCATCATCTGTGGATTTTGCATCATTGGTGCTAATTGTTGTTGTATCATTTTTAATTCTTGCATTTCTTCTACAAATTCTATTTGTACTTGCTCTTGTGCCATTAAACTAATGTGTTCAAGTATGTTTTTTTGTAAACCCATCATAGCCATAGGATTATTTTGTACCATAGAGATTGACATGAAACTTAAATGAGCATCAATGTGTGCTTTATGGTCTTGACCTGGGAAAGCTTGAAAAGGTTTACCACTAATAGCCAAAATATGTTCTAAACTTGGGTCCATTGGTTGTGGTTGTTGTGGAGGTGGTAAAATTGCGTTTATATTTTTAATACCAAACGCTTCATACATAGATCTATACGCTTGATACATATTATGCATTTTAGGATTTGATTGTGCAAGTTGTAATTGTGCTTGAGCCATAGAAATTCTTTGTGTTTGAGAATAAATGTTTGGATCTGCAACAGGTAAAATATCTATCTTGTCATCAAAGTCTAAAACTTTAATATTTCTTTGTGCACCTGGAACATCATAAGGATATTCTGGTGGTAAATAAGTTTTAAATACTTCTGCTAGTAATTTAAATTCTGATTTTAAACCAACATACAATCTTTTGTGAATTGCAGACATTACACGTGAACCACGTTCTAATAATGCAACAGTTGTACCAACTGCAGCTTGTTGATTCATATCTCCAACTTGTGAATCTGCAATACTTGCAAATCTTTGAGCAGAGCTAACACAAATACCCATTAATTGTAATAGTGTTGCATCTGGTCCTTTAAAAGGTAATTGCATAAACTGATCTTTAATATTTCCACCTGGTACATCTACATCTCTGAACTCACCAGGTTGTAATGGCTGTGCATCGTCTCTCATTCTAACGCCTCTAGTTTTAAAACCAGCAGGTAAGTTAGCTAAAGTTCCAGCATCTAATAATTGTCTTAATGCAACAGTAGCTGTACGTGATAAACCACCAATCATATGAATTAAACCTAAACCATAAAAACCCATACCTGGTAAAAATTTAAAATGTACAAAATAATCTTTTTTCTTTTTTAATTGATCTTCTGCTTCAAAGTTTCTTCTAATAGATAAAATTTTTCCATTAGCTTCATCCATAGTAATGATGTAAGGCAGTTTAATTCCAGTGGGCTCACCATCTTCAGGATTCACATCTTCGTATCCTTCCAAATCTACGTTGACATGCATTTCTAAAATTGTGTACATGTCTTCACTACCATTTTGAGTAATGCCTTCTAATTCTAATTCTTTTTGTTTTAATTGATTTTCTGTAACCGGCGGTTCTCCCAAATCAATGTCTTTGTAAAAGCCATTGATTTGTTGTTTACGTAAATCATTTTGAGAAATACGTATAACATGGATTACAGCTTCCGCATCTTCTAATGAGGTAGCAGAGTACGGCACCACTAAATCGTCAGCGGGTATAAATTTAGAAACAGCCCTACCTAAAAGATCATCATAGTAAACTTTCTTAAAGGTAGAACCACTTAGGGGTAAGTAGAAAAGCATTTGATCAAACTCTGGTTCATACTCTTTCATCTGATCCATAATTTGATAATTCATAAAATCTTTAACACGTTTAGATTGCTCTTCTTTAGGAACATTAATATCTCCTAAAATTTGAGTTCTAACCGGACCTTCTGCAGGTAATAATTCTTTGTAAGCTTGAGCTTGAAATTGTGTTACGGCTTCTGCCAACACTGGGTGAGTAACTGAACTTGCACCTCTAAAAGGTTCTGTTCTAGTTATATATTTAAATCCAAGTAGACTTAATCCTTCTTTATAACTTTCTTCCCAATCTTGTCTTGATTGTTTGTAATCTTTATACTTGTCCATTAGTTCTGAACCTAATGAATCTAAATCTTGATCATCTATAAATTCTGCTAAGTTAGCATTGTGGTCTTGACCCCCTTCAGGATCTGTTTCATTTGGATCAAAGTTAATAGTTGCACTACCATCTTCTTCCATTTCAATTTCTGTTTTTCCATCCATTGATGTATCAGTAACAGCTTCAGTAGCATCTACTGTTTCTTCCTCTGGAAGATCTATTTCAATTGGATTATTTGGTAAACTTTTGTCTATTTCAGCCATGGGCTATTCTATCCTCTATTCTTGATTGATTCAACACCTGAAAGGTATGTATCAGTTGTTTTATTAAAAGTCAATGTTGGTGTCATCCATCAACATTTCGTTGTATATTCCCCTATCGTAATCACTCATTTGATTCATTTTCTCAATCTCGTCTTGTGCAAATTCATAATAGTCTTTTCCTAATCCAGCCGCGGTCATCGCTGCGCCGACCGGTGTTCCCATTCTCAATAATTTGCCAGCACCAATTCCCATCATTCCTAATCCAGCCATAGGATCTGCTAATGCTTCTGGTAAACTCTCACCTTTATCTAAATTTTCTTTTACTGTCATTCCCGTTGTAGCTATTCCTGCAGGTGCTGCTAAAGTTTTAATTAAACCTTTTAATAATGCACTACCAGGTTTTGTCATACCTGCTGCTCCTATTGCACCAGCCACGGTCAGCGGTTCGGGATTATCTGCTGCCCATTCTAGAAGATTGGATTGCGAAGCGACGTCATCACTTCCTGTTTTTACAATTGAACCAATAGTTGGATTATAAGTTATAGCGGCTTCTGCTTCATTACCAGTTGCCATCATACCCCCTATTATTGCAGCGGGGATCGCGGTCTTTGCTTTGCCAAAGTTTTTAAACATGTTAAGCATTTTAGATTTTTCTGGTATAGGAGCTTTGTCTGCGGTTGTTACTCCTTCTATTTCTGTTAAATTTTTTAATTTTGCAGATTTTTTTACATTTTTTAAATTTTCTAAATAAACTCCTACTTTTTTTATCATTTCAATATCTTTAGGTGAAGTATTTTTAGTAACGTTCATTTTTTTATATTTGTTTACAGTTGCACCTATTTCTTTTTCACTCATTCCTGGAAAGTCATCAAATGGATCTATTGATTGTAATTTTTTAAAAGAAGAACCATATTCACTTCCATCACTTAATCTAACTACTTTATATCCATCAGACTTACCTGAATACTCAACCATTTTATTATCAAGTTTTGCTAATTCTATTTTCTTTTTAGCAGCAGGCATATTACTATTTTTAACTCTATCCATTTCTTTTTCAGTAGCATCTATTTTATAATCTAGATCTGTAAATCTATTTTTAGAAACTGTTCCTTCATCACCTGACATCATTTGATTAATTTTTGCAGGGGTATAAATTACTTTATCGCCAGTAATGGTTTGTGCACCTCTAATATTTCCAGCATGTCCTTTATGCATTTGAGGATCACCAGAAAAAATACTTTTATTTGCATATCCTCCTCTTGTTTTAATATCTGCAGCTCTTTCTTGTTTTTTAATATATCTTGTAGCTTTTTGTTCATCTAATGTATCTAAATCAGGTGGAGCATTTTTTATTGGATTTTTAATTCTATATTTTGTATTAGCTTCTGCAGCATCTGCAGATGTAGCATACTCAACTCCGGGAATTAATTTTGAAAAATATTTTTTTGTTATTTTACCAGTTGCTCTATTTTTATATGTTTTAGTAATAACATTATCTTTTTTAGTAGTAGAAATTTTTTCTAAGCCAACACCTTTAATTCTAGTTTTTACATCATCTGCATAATCTTTAGGATTAACAACTTTTGCAGGTTTCTTTTTTAAATTTCTTTGTTCTTTAATATAAGTTTGTTTTGCTTTTAATGCCGCTTCTGCTTCAGCCCTGGTATTAAAATATTTAGTTCCTTCAAACTGTGCAGGTAAAGTTCCTGCTTTACTTTTTTTAAAAGTAATTTTAAATTTAGATCCTTCTGGAGCTCCACCAGTTTTAATAGTTTTGTTAAAATCTCTAGGAACTATTGGTCTAATGATATTATATCTGTCAGCCACGGTCCGCGCCTACCTTATCGATTTGAAGTCTACATCAACTTTGTTGTAGTCTACCATTAGATAACCGC